ACATAATCTGACCGCCGAAGGCGGTTGTTTGTGTTATTCCTGGTAGGGGTCCCCCGAACCAGGGTGTTCTATGCATTTATCAATGCGTTGGTAAATGCGGCGGAAGCTTCGTGATAATTCACGAAGCCCCTAATTGCTTCACCCGTTAACAGTCCTTCACTAAGGCTGCGGGCAGTAATATTGCTCAGATGGAGAATCACTTTAGTTAGCGGATCCCCCATCAATACACCTTTCCGTAAGACAACGGATCGGATGTCGGGGCCGAGGAGTATCTCCTCATCCCCAATATTCGCAAGGACGCCTGTCCCTGTGAAATAAATCGTTCGTGGTTTATAGCACGTAGCACGTACTATACCCTCAAGGAGGCGCGGTATACCGCACTTCCTCATCCATTTTACACCAGCGATTTCAGCGAACTCGTGGTGCATTTGATCGGTGGCTTCCTGATAATCAGTGCTACCGAGGAAGACATCTTCCCATAAGATATGTTTGACTACATAGTCTTCATATTCTTCCTGTTCCACGCTTTCTGGCGTGAACAGTTCTTCTTTCATATCTTCACTCATCATATCGAGGAAGAAATTCCATCCGTGATGGGAACGTCCCATCCCAGATTTTGAACTCTCAACTCCCTTCCGGAGGGGAGAGGAACAAATCTTGGAGACAGTATCTAATACTATCTTCAAAGCGGTCTTTCCCTTTGTAACGGATCGACCCTTACCAGGCTCCTTGACTACGGTCAAGAAAGCCTTTCGAAGTTCATACGGTTGTGTATTCATAACCGTATGTAAACATGCCCAGAAGACTGCTTCTCCTGCGCTGTCAAAATCGGATTTGTGCCGGCGCTCCGTCACTTTCCCTGTGTTAAGATCCCTTACGGGGATCTCAAACTCGTCATATTCTGACATTAGGTCGAGTACAGCCTGTGCTGTCCCGCCCTCTCTTCTGGTAGCTTCCCAACAGGCCGCTCCAGTTATGGTGACTCTTGCCTTAGTGGCAAGACCCGTGAAAGATGCATCTGGGAGACCCAGTAGCACCGTATCGATCGACCTCATAATGAGTGATTTTTCTGTTGGAGTCATCGGTACTACGGTACCGGAGACAGTCCGAAGGAACTTCAGTTTCGACTGAAGTATCACTAGGGGTGGAGGTGTTCCTGCACCCCTTGTCTGTGAC